GAGTAGATGTAGATGCCCTATTTACATTTGCAGATGAAGATCTACTTTACACAACTGAAATGGCACTTCGTTTTTTTGAAAATAAAGAGGAATACGAAAAATGTGCTCATATTAAAAAAATCCAAGACACTGTAAAGAAAATATTGGATAAAGCGTGATTCTATATCACTCTGTCATTATATTATTACATAACTAAAACAAATTCGATTATGCGAAACCCAGATTTGGCGATGCAAAAACTAGAAAAACTTAATGGTAAATTAACAACCATGAAAGTTATGATTACTCGCCCTACAACCACTACAGCTCAATATCACCAACTTATTGCTGAAGCTGAAGAAGTTATTGAAGACATCAAAATGATGGTTCAACGTCAAAACTAATTTAAATTAAAGTTATGAATCTTACTGCAGAACAAATCCAAGACAATTGGAACGAATTTTTGGGTATTATTGAAGAACATATTTCTTCACCCCGTAAAGAAAAACTATTGGAATTTTATAATCAATATGCTGGGCGTGTTATGCTTATGCCTGCTGCTCATAAAAAAGAATACCATAATGCTTTTCCTGGGGGGTATGTAGAACACGTTATTCGTGTTGTACGTTGTGCTCTAAAACAACATCAATTGTGGGCTGAAGAAGGAGCTGATGTATCTGGTTATACTATTGAAGAGCTAGTATTTGCTGCTCTCAATCACGATCTAGGTAAAATGGGAGATGAGCAACACGAATCATATATCCCACAAACAGACCAATGGCGTAAAGACAAGCTAGGAGAGGACTATATGTTCAACACTAAACTTCCATTTGCTTCGGTTCCAGACCGTGGTTTGTTCATGCTTCAATCACATGGTATCCAGTATACGTTTAACGAAATGCTCGCGATTCAAACACACGATGGTTTGTACGATGAGGCAAATAAGAAATATTTGATGACTTATATGCCCGAGCAAAAACCACGTACTTGCCTTCCATTCGTTCTCCACTTTGGTGACATGATGGCGGCTCGTATTGAGTTTGAGCGTGAGTGGTTACCTAAATTGAAAGGTGAAGTTCCTGCTAAAAATAACTTTAAAATAGAAACTAAGAAGCCCGCTCCGGCTGCTGCAAAGCAAAAGGCACTTAGTTCGGTTAGAAGTGAAGGATTGAAAAACCTATTAGATAATCTATGATCTATATTATATCTATTTTATCACTACTGGTCGTGGTCATGGGATTCACGACCTTTAACCTTCTACGCAAGGTTGAACGATACGAAGACGAATTAAATAAAAGACAAGACGCTATCATCTCTTACCAAGAATATATTAATGGTTTGGGTAGTACTGTTGAGTTTATGACTAAACGCATTGATGAAATTGATGCTAGAGGTACCTTTAAAAGTGATGATGAAGTAGGATTTTTCTTTGATCGACTCAAAATATTAAATGATATGCTAAGACCCTATAACGTAAAATTATGAGTGAAGTAAAACCCAAAAAGAAAAAAGGTGTACAATACTTTACTCAAGAAACAGAAGATGCGATTGTAAGGTATAATAATTCCACTAATCCTTTAGAGAAAGAAAAAATTTATCATAGATACATTCACTATGCTTTCTTTAAACTTACTGAGAATATTATCCATACTTTTAAATTTTATTATACTGAGGTAGAGAATATTGAGGATCTTCAACACGAGGTAATTACTTTCCTTCTTTCTAAAATGCATTTGTACGATCAAAGTAAAGGATCTAAAGCATACTCTTATTTTGGTACAATTGCAAAGCGTTACCTAATTATATCTAATACAAGAAACTATAAGCGTAGAATCGATAAAGCCCCAGTAGAAGGAGTAGAGGAAGATGAGCGCCATTCATATGTTATAGACGAGAATACAGCAAGCGACCCACACCAGGATAAACTTTCTATATTTATAGACTTATACACAGAATATTGTACCGAAAATATCTTTGAATTGTTTGCTAAAGATGAAGATGCTCAAATAGCTGATGCGATTTTAGAGTTATTCCGTAAAAGAGAAGACATAGATATATTTAACAAGAAAGCTCTATACATTTATATTCGCGAACAGGTTGATGCTAAGACACCTAAAATCACTAAAATAGCAAATCAACTATACGATATATTTAAACGCAACTATATATATTATTTAGAGCACGGTTATGTAGATTTTAAATAACTTAGTATTTATAACTATGAGCCAGTTTGATAAAATAGTATTTGGTAAGAAAAAATTCTCAGATCTTCTAGAGGAGATTTACAATAACCAACAAAGAAAAGATAAGCAGGTAACTGCTCTTATCAAGGAACTTCAACCTATGATTGAAGAAATTGGTGATGCTACTCTTATTGTTCCATTGATCAAAGAATATATGGAAATAGGAGTTAAAAACGATGACCTTTTAATTAAAATGGCCGCTTTAGCACAACGTGCTATGAACAGTGAAGGTGGAGAAAGCGCACTAGGAATCTCAGATGAGGAAAAACAACAATTACTTGATGAAATAAGCAAGTTTAAATCTGAGGAATAATGGCTAGTAGTAGGGGTCTTATAGCTATTAATAATGTAGCTAATAGTTCTAAAGATAATAGTTTTGGTACCTTTACTAATATGGGACTTAATAGTCTCATAATAACAGGCCGTGTTATTAGTATTGTATTAGATGAGACTCATCCTAGATTTACGGAATTTGGTGAATGGAATGGTTTAGGTACTATTGAATTTGATTTAGTAGATGCCCCCACTCCTCCTAACCAATTATATCCTATAGCTCGTCCTGTAGATCCTTCTGTAAAGAGTTTTCCTTTAATAAATGAAATAGTTTATGTATTAGCTTTACCTAATACTAATATTGGTGAATTTGCTTCAACTAAAACAAACTATTATATAAACACTATTGGGATTTGGAATCACCCCCACCACAATGCTTTCCCTCAAAATTCTAATATTTTACCTCCTTCTCAACAAAAAGATTATGTTCAAACTGAATTAGGTAGTGTAAGAAGGGTAACAGATCAATCTACTGAAATATTTTTAGGGAAAACATTTGTTGAAAGAGGAAATATTCACCCACTTTTACCATTTGAAGGTGATAAAATTGTAGAAGGAAGATGGGGTAACTCAATTCGTTTAGGTTCTACAGTTAAAAATACCCCTAACACTTGGTCCTCAACAGGAACTAATGGAGATCCGATTACTATAATTCGTAATGGGCAAGGTAATCAAACAGAAGAAGGATGGGTACCTACAGTAGAAGACATCAATAATGATGATACTTCAATATATTTTACAAGTACTCAAAAAATCCCACTAGAAGCCTCCAGCATAAATGATTACTTTAGCTATAAAAATAACCCCCCATCTAAACCTAATGAATATGCAGGTAAACAAATTATCCTAAACTCAGGACGTTTAGTATTTAATACAACGGAAGACCATTTACTTTTATCTTCTAAAAAATCTATAAATTTAAACGCTGTTGAATCTATAAACTTTGATACAACAGGTCCTACTGTTTTACAGTCAGGTGAAATATATCTTGGGTCTAAAAACGCTACTGAACCGATTTTACTTGGCCAGTCTACTATAAATCTACTACAGACGCTACTACAAGAATTAGCAACTTTAACTAATATACTATCACTACAAGTTGGTGTTCCCCCAGGTGCTCCTTTAGCTCCTACTAATACCCAAGCTGCTTTAACTAATGCTACTATCACTAATTTAATTACTCAATTAAATGGTTTAATGTCTAACTCTGTAAAAACTGTATAATGGCTTTAGTTCCTAATAGTGCACTTTTATCTAATGGTAATTTAATTTTTATTGAGACCCTAGGTCCTAAAAATAGAGCTGTTATTAAAACCCCAACAGGAGAAACACTTTACACTGGGGAGTATAGCTTTTCTGCAACTAAAGAACTTTTATCTCAAGTAGCAGTTGAAGCCTTATATGGAAATGCTGTTACAATTGTTGAAAGTAACTTAGGTACCCCCCCACCTCCACCTTCTCCACAACCTACTCCTCAACAAATAGAACAAACTAGGCAGGAAGAAGCATCAATAAGACAACAAGCTCAAGAAAATACTCAACTTCAACAAGTTGATCCTACTTTAGTAGAACAAAGTATTCCTGAAGCTTTAAAACCAAAAGGTAAAGCTAAATTTGGGCAGCGTATTTTAAGTTTAGGTAAACAAACTATAAAACTTATTTTACCAAAATTAACATCTTTAGCTAAAGAATATGCTATAGGTGAGTTTGAAGCCGCTAAAGCCCAAGCCACTTCCCCAGAACAAATAGATGCTTTAAAACAAAGATTTTGCCCTACACCTGATCAATTACAAAGATTAATAAATACTAGAAATAATATTGTAGGGCAACTTAATTCAATTGGGGCTAAATTAAACACTTTAAATTTTAGTATTGGGGGGTTGCAAGATATCACTAATATTTTAAAAACTCTTTTATCTACAGTTGAAACAGCCAAACTAGTAGCTTCTGCAGCTGCTAAAGTAGTACCTGTTATTCCTGGTGCTGTTCCTGCTTTATTAAGTGATTTAGAAACTATTGATGATAAGGTTTTACCTTTACTAGAGAAAAATTCAGGTAGTATAAACGCTACAGCAGTTCCTGTAGCAGTAATTGCCTCTATTATTAATAAAATAGTTAATGCTTTAGGTCAATTAGATGCCTTAATTTTATTATGTGCCCCAAATTCACCATTAGACGCTATATCAGATACTATAATCCAAACCGCTGAAAATCAGACCCAAGCAGATACTAATGATGGTTCTTATAAAGGGTTTACTTTCCAGATAGAGGAAGTACCTTTTAGCCCTACAGTCAATCGTAGAAAAGCCATTGCTTTAAATCAACAAGGGATTCCTGTGTTGGAATCTGAATTATCATTTACAACAAATGATCAAACATTAATCAATGAACTTAAGCTAGTAATTGACAGAGACAATTTAAAAGCTTTTTAATTTCAATATTTATAACAGATGAAACCAAGTGAATTAAAATCATTTATCAAAGAAGCAGTTAGAGAAGCTATCCAAGAGGAACTAAAAGATATCCTTTTGGAAGCAGTTCGTGCTCCTAAAGCACCAATTCAGGAAACTTATAAAATGCATCCTGTAACTGTTGACGCTTCTACAACTCAAACCACCCCAAAATCCCC